CACACCAGAAAATGTCGTGACTGCTCCAGTTGGTTCAATTTATACACGAACTGACGGAGGGTCAGGCACGACTCTCTACGTCAAAGAAACAGGTACTGGAAACACAGGCTGGGTAGCCAAGTAATTATTATGACAAAAACACACCACATCTAACCAATCATGCTTACCATTCTCGGCATCAAGCTGAGCTATGAGACCCTTGTCTTTCTGGGTCTCTTTCTTGGCTCAGAACTAATTGGAGCTTCCAAGCTTCGGGATAACAGTGTTGTACAACTCATCTTGAGTGGTATTAATGCTCTCAAGCCTTTGCGTCGTGAAGACGATCAAATCAACAAAATCAAACAAATCTTTAAAGACTAATGCCTGTAACTACTATTGATTATACAGCTGCTGGTGGTGCGTCTACTGTTACGACCCTTGATGCCGGAACTTATTCGGTTGAACAAGTAGCTGAGGGTTTTCATCTCCCTGAATATGACTATTTGACTATTACTTATGTAGCTTCTGGTAACGGTGCTGGTGAGATTGAGACTGTCTCTTATAAGCAAGGTGGTGCATCTGGTGCTACTGTTGCTCAACTTACCTTGGCATATGATGCCAGCAATCGCTTGCAAACCGTTACGAGGACTGTTTAATGGCTCTAGTATTTAATCCATTCACTGGTAACTTTGACAACGTAATGGCTAGTAGCTCAGACATGAGCTTCTCTGGTGGTTCGTTGAATGTTAACGGTGATCTTACTCTTGATAGTGGTGGTACTTTTACTACCACTATTCAAGCTGTTACACCTACTGCTAACCGTACTGTTAGCTTTCCAGATGCTACAGGTACTGTTGCTCTTGTGTCTGGTGCTACTGGTAATATCCAGTATAATGATGGTGGTGCGTTGGCAGGTACTGCTGATTTGAATGTAAATTTGGATTGGACAGATCCGCTTGTTACTTACACCGGCTTGAAGGTTAATATAACTGATACTGCTAGTGATCCTAATAGTAGATATATCGATTTTAAAGTTAATAATACTAACGAACTTGAGTTTTTTCAAAGTGGAGCATTTAACCGAATTTATTTACGAAGCGCTGCCGTAATAGCCAATGGTGCTGGAGCGCAGTTTGACAATGTGTTTGGAGGCGTCAGAATAAATTCTAATAAAGCTGTAAATTGGAATAATCAGGCAAACACTCTTGGTGGGAGTCCAGATTGTGGGCTAAAGCGCGACTCCGCAGGCGTCATTGCAGTCACCAACGGCTCCACCGGCACTGGCTACCTGAAGCAAACTCCGGTTCTTACTTCTGCACTTCCTAACGCTGCAACTGTTGGTGCTGGTACACGAGGCTTTGTGTCTGACGCAACTACTACTACCTTTGGTAATCCTCCTACCGGCGGTGGTTCTAACAATGTTCCAGTTTATTCTGACGGCTCTCAGTGGCTAATCGGCTAACTAATTACTAACTATGGATACTCTTTCTCTTACTATCACTAACACTCGCACGATTGACGGTCTTATCTTTGCCGCTAACAGTGCCAACCTGACGCCTGAAGCCTATGCTGAATGGCTCCTCACTCAAGACGGTAAGCGTTACGCCGATGCCAACAGCTACGGTGTCATTACCAGTGCTGCATTCTTTGCACGCTTTTCTCCAACTGAATATAATGATGTTTTGACTGCAGCAGCAGACCGTGTTGTCGTACCTGATCCCATTGGTGGTGTTCCTACCGCTGATGAACAAAAGATGTATGATGATGCAGTAGCTACCTATGCAGCCCTGGAGAATCCTACTCAGGAACAAACTGACCTGTATGAAGCTATGGTTGCTTCCTACCAAGCTGCATGTACTCCCGATAACCAAGCTGAGATTGACGCAGCTATCGCTAAAAACGCTGCTGCTAATGAAGTCCAAGCTCTTGTTGTTGAACTGACCAACGCTGAACGTGTTGCTCTTGATGACCAACGTGTGACTGACGGTCTTTCCTTGTTGGTTAGCCGTGGTCTGCTTGGTGCTGATCGTCCTGCCCTTATTACTTCGTATGAGCGTCCCACCGTTGGAGGTGTGTGATGACTATGGTATGGAGTCCCGACTATGAGGATGCTCCCGCAACATACATTGCTACGGTAGAAGCTGCTGATGGTCAAGGACTAGAAGAAGAAGTAAAAGCTGCATACACCGAGTTTATCCTTGGCTGTATAAGCGATGGTATTTGGGATGCAATTAAAGCCAGTTGCATCCTTTGTGGAGCACGTACTCTTGCTGGTGCGTTGGTGCCGTTGAAGGGTGGTGCTCCGACTAACTTTAACTTTGTGTTGGGTGATTACGATAGGGAGCTTGGCCTGCTAGGTAATGGAAGTACAAAGTATCTGAACAGCAACAGGAATAATGATGCAGATTTAAAGGATAATTGTCACCTTGCTATCTGGAAATCTGATACAACATCTGGATCTAACCCTTATTTCATTGGATGTGGTACCAGTGGATTTGCTATAAATAACGCTGTTGGGCAAAATGGAATGTACAGCAACAGCGGTGCAGTATTTGCAACCGCACCGAATAACTCTAGTGCTATAGGTTTACATGGACATTCACGATCATTAAGCACTAGCGTAAATTTCAAAAGACCAGGTTCAAGCGTTTTAACAGTAGCAAATACAACGGCTGGCACTCAGCCAACAGAGTTTAATTATATTTTTGCATTAAATAATGTAGGAACTCCAGTGTTGTACACCGCATCTCGTCTAGCGTTTTACTCCATCGGCTCAAACCTAGACCTTGCCCTACTTGACGCCCGCGTATCTACCCTTATCTCAGACCTTGGAGCTGCAATATGACACTACAACCTGGAAAACTAATCCTGGCGAAGGACTACAACACTATCGACCCTAATTTCGATAATGTATCCGTGCTTCTAAGCGGTGAAGGTACTAATGGTAGCACAACAATTATTGATAGCAGTAATAATAACAATGTGGTAACCGCAGTTGGTGACGCAAGTATTAGTACTGCAATTGCTGATCCATTCGGTAATAGTGATGCGGGTGTGTTGGCGTTTGATGGAAATGGTGATATTTTAACTGCGCCAAACAATGCTATCTTCGAAGTAAACGCTGATGATTTTACACTGGAAGCTTGGGTTTATGTTTTAAGCTATCCAGCCGCTTATGCTAGTGTAGCTAATTACACTAGAAATATTGTATCAAATACTCAGGATTACTCTTGGTCATTTGGATTAAGCAACACTGGGGCTGTTTATTTTGATTCGTCTAATAATACTACTGCTTTTCTGCAGATATTATCTGGTACATCTGCAATAGCTCAATCAACTTGGTCGCACATTGCTCTTACTAGGGAAGGTAATACTTTTAGGACTTTTGCTAACGGTCAAGTAGCTGCAACTGTAGTGCAATCAGGAGCTATTTTTACACCTAGTTCATCTATGTTTAAAGTTGCAAGACTAGGAGCAAGTTTTTTCCCGTTTGACGGCTACATCTCCAACCTCCGCATCACCAAAGGTGTCGCTCGCTATACCGCTAACTTTACACCACCAACTCAACCTTTCTTTCCTGGAGGTGCAAACTAATGACCTGGAAATGTACAAACACACCCAAGGGTGAAAACAAACTATACAGCGATGCCAAAGGTGTCGTTCCTAGTCTTGATCTGAGGTTTGCAGAAGGTAAGAACCTGAATGATTATATGACCGGTCAGCAATTGATTCAGTTTAGTCGGTCAAGTATTGGCACATATGTTGATGAAAACGGTATTATCCAAACAGCTACTGCTGATACACCACGCTTCGATCACGACCCAACGACGGGTGAGAGCCTTGGGTTGTTGATTGAGGAGAGTAGGACTAATTATATAGACAATAGTACTACTTTGTCAGGAGTGTTATTTGATGGCGGTACTGGTGTTGCCCCACAAGTCGGTACAGTAACAACAGTAGGTCCTGATGGTGTTAGCGCATCAATAACAAGGTATCAGCTTGATCGCGGTACAGGGAATACGACTAATGATTATTCATTAGTGACTTATAGCCCAACCACTCCTTCCGCATTTTACTCCGAAAGTATTTGGCTGAAATCTAATGACGCCAATAGCTATGTTCTTCAATTTTATGACTTTGGAGGAAGTAAAGGTAAAGAAATTATAGTAACGCCACAATGGCAACGGTTTACAATTGATGCGAGCACTTCTTACAAAAACTCAAACGATACGGCAAATACGTCACCTGACATTGCTATTGGATTAAGAAACGACCCGACTAGCATTTTTTACTATGCAGGCAATACCAACTCTCAAACAGCTGACATTTTGGTATGGGGTCCGCAAATCGAGAACGGAACGTTTGTAACCTCTTACATCCCAACCACCGGCACAGCACTAACACGGTCGGCGGACGTGGCGAGTATTACTGGAAGTAATTTTAGTAGTTGGTATAACCAGAGTGAGGGCACTATTTTTCATGATGGTAGATATATTGGTGATGTCCCTGGTAATCTTTATGGACTTGGCAATGGGTTAATTTTTTATTTTAGAAACACAGCGTTAGACCTATTTCTATATCAATGGT